GTTCGAGTCTTCTCCTGGGCACCATTGATAAATCAATCAGTCAAGTTTTCACATTATTCTGAATAACAATTCAGGATAATAGTCCACAGAGAGGTGGATGAGTGGTTTAAGTCGCACGCCTGGAAAGCGTGTATACGTGAATAGCGTATCGAGGGTTCGAATCCCTTCCTCTCTGCCATAGATACTTTTAAAAGTTTTACGAACTTTTCAAACACAAAAAAAGCCCTTTAAATATTAAGTATTTAAAGGGCTTTCCCTTATTCAAATTGCAAAACGCTTTTAAACAGGTTTAAATCTTTTTTGTTTTTTTGTGGTATTTTATTTGGTATTAGAAAAAAACGGATTGGAAAATGCCCAAAATCGTGACCCCGTTGACGCTGGCACAAGTAAAAGCCGCGCGTGCAAAAGATAAAATGTACAAGTTGCCTGATGGCGGCGGCCTCGCTCTTTGGGTGCTTCCATCGGGCAAGAAGTCATGGCGGCTTCAATATCGCCGCCCTACTGATGGCAAGTCAGACACGCTGACGCTGGGACTTTTCCCCAAATTCGGCCTTGCTGACGCAAGGCAATGGCGAGAAGAAATATTAAAAAAAATTGGCGAAGGAAAAGACCCTAAAATAATTTCCGATGACGTCGCCGCGAAATATCGATTTGAAAATTGCTTGGCGGTTTGGTATGAACGCTGGGCTAGATCGGGCGGCAAAGATGGCAGCGGAAAAGCGCCGCGTTATGCAAAAGCCGTATTGTCTGCGCTTGAGTTGAACGCAATCCCTGTTTTTAAAGGCCGCGACATTCGCACAATCGAGACGGCCGAGATTGTCGAAATGCTCCGGAAAATGGAAGCGCGCGGCGTGTTGGAATATCTGCGGCGCGTAAAGGGGAATTTAAATCTGATGTTCGACTACTACGTCGCCGACGGGACATTGAAGAGCAACCCCGTGACCGTTATCGGAAAGCAGGTTTTCGACAAGCCAAAAGAGCGACACTTTAAGTCTTTAAAATATGATGAGCTGCCGCTATTAATCGAAAAACTAGAAACCGCCGACGGGATTGGCGAACGTGCGCGCCTGCTGATTTATTGGCAACTTCTAAGCATGACGAGACCGTCCGAGGCGGCTGGGACACTACTCAAAGAAATTGACCTTGAGCAGAAAACATGGGAAATCCCACTTGAGCGGATGAAGACGCGACCGCACATCGTGCCGTTATCATCGGCACTGCTTCAAATTTATAACGAGGCTATAAAACTCAACGTCAACGGAATTTATTTGTTTGAAGGAAGCGGCTTTACAAAATCGCTCGACCGCGAAACCGTCCGTCTGAAGCTGCGGCGGAAAATGAAACTAGACACAACCGCCCACGGCCTCCGAAGTCTTGCCAGAACATACCTGCGAGAGAAACACAAAATCCGCCGCGATGTGGGGGAATTATTGCTTTCTCACGGAATCGCAGACAAAACAGAGCGAGCCTATGACCGCTCCGAACTCCTAGAAGAACGACGCGAAGCGTTGGAATTATTTGGCCGTGACGTGATGGAATTACGCGAAAAAT